TGGTGATGGTTACGCTCAAGTTATACGCTTTGGTCTTAATCAAAATCCAAAGACATGGAGTTTAAGGTGGGAAATTTCTGAAACAGATGCAGATACGATAGAAACCTTTTTAAATGCTAGAGCTGATGATGGTGCGACTTTTGGTTGGACACCATTAGATTCTTCTACTTCTTATAAGTGGCGTTGTTTCGCTTGGACTAAATCATTAATTTACAAGAATAGAGTTTCTCTTAAAGCAACATTCGTTCAGTATTTTGAACCATAAATGGCAGTAGCAGCTTGGTCACAGAACACCGCATATAATCTCGGTGATATAAGAAGACCTTCTTTGATTCCTGTAGATGGTCTGTTTTTTAAAGTTACAACTGCTGGGACTAGTGCTGCGACTGAGCCTGTATGGGCAAGAAATATAGGTGAAACAACCGCAGATGGTACTGTTGTCTGGACTGCAATTAGTAGCGTATATGAAGACGTTTCAACATTAGCTCCAAATACGATTATCGAGTTATTTGAGTTACAACTAAAGAGCGATTTACATGGTAGTACAGATACATATAGATGGCATAATGGTTGTAATGCCAACGTATCTGGCAACATTACTTTCGCATCTCAATCTTATACAAGACAACCAATAGAAGCTAATGGTTTTACTTATTCAGCCAAGGGTACTCTCCCTAGACCGACTTTAACAATTGGGAATACTGGAGGTGTAATGACAACATTATTACTTCTAGTTAATGATGAAACTATAGGGAATGATCTGGGTGGAGCGAAGGTTAGTCGGATTAGAACATTGAAAAAATTCTTAGATGGGGAATCTGGTGCTGATCCTCATGCTCGGTTTCCTACTGAGGTTTGGTACATTGACAGGAAAGCTTCTGAGAATAGAAATGTTGTTGTTTTTGAACTTGCCAGTGAATTTGACTTACCCAACACACTCGTACCAAGGAGACAACTAATAGGGAATGTTTGTCAATGGGCTTATCGGTCTTCTGAATGTTCTTATACTGGCAACAATTATTGGAAAGCAGATGATACAACAGCCTCTTCTTTGGCCGAAGACAAATGTGGCAAACGTGTAAGTTCTTGTAAATTGAGATTTGGCGCAAATGGTGAATTACCTTTTGGGTCGTTCCCTACAGCAGGAAGGACACAATGAAGCTATCGGAGGCGATCCAAGAGAAAGCTCTCGTACATGCTAAAGAAGATTTCCCTAGAGAAAGTGTTGGTTTAATTCATATTGTTAAAGGTAAGGAAAGGTATTTCCCTTGTGAAAATATTGCTGACGAACAGGATTCACATTTTGTTTTAAACCCAGATGATTATATTAAGGCGGAAGAGAAAGGAGAGATTGTTGGTGTTATTCATAGTCATCCAGTAACTAACCATGCTCCTAGCCCTGCTGATTTAGTTGCATGTGAGAAGTCTGGATTACCCTGGCATATTGTTAATCCAAATACAGAACTATGGGGGTATTGTGAGCCTTCGGGGTATGAATTGCCTTATGTTGGAAGACCTTTCTTCTACGGGGTTATTGATTGTTATAGTTTGATTCGGGACTTTTATAAAAGAGAGTTCAATATTGAATTAACTGACTATAACCGTAAGGATCGTTGGTGGGAGCGTGGTGAAAGTATGTATTTAGATCACTTTAAGGATGAGGGATTTGTAGAGATACCTGTGGAAGAGATTGAATATGGATCGGTTATTTTGATGCACCTAGAGGCTAATGTCCCTAATCATGGTGGTATTTATATCAATGACAATATGATTTTGCATCATGTTCAAGATAGACTGAGTTCACGAGATCTTTTTGGTGGTTATTACCAAAAGAACACCGCAAAAATCCTAAGACATGAAAATCGTTAAGGTCTACGGAGAATTAAAGAAACGATTAGGTCAGGGTCGTTTTGAACTTGATGTAGCTACACCTGCTGAAGCAGTGAAGGCTTTATGTGCGAATTTTCCTGGCTTACAGAAGTGGATTATTGATAGTGAGCAAGATGGGATTGGTTATAAAGTGAAAGTAGGTAAAGAAGCTATAGAGGAAGATAATCTAGAGGATCTTCATCTCCCTTGGAGTGAGAGAGATGTCTTTAGCATTACTCCTGTGTTAACTGGTGCTGGTAGAGGATGGGGAAAGGTATTAATTGGTGCTTTGTTAATTGGTAGTGCAATGTTACTCGGTGCTGGAGGTCCATTAGCAGGGAAACTTGGACTTACTATTGGATCAGGAGCAGCGAAAGTTATGACTCAAGTAGGTATCTCGATAGCACTATATGGGGTGGCAGATATGCTATCTCCTGTTCCACCTGGCCCACCTGAAGACCCTAATAATGTAAGTAGTTTTAATTTTAGTGGGGTTGTTAACACTTCTCGCATAGGAACCCCAGTACCAATTGCATATGGGCGAGTTTTTGTCGGAAGCTCAGTCATATCAAGTGGTCTTGACGTTGATCAATTAATCTAATGCAATACATAAGAGGTGCTGGTGGTGGTAAAAATGCAGGGAATCATGTCCCTACCGAAGCTGATGATTCGCTCCAGTCAGTTCAATACGCAACAGTTTTAGATCTTCTTTCCGAAGGTGAAATTCAAGGGTTGGATGATGGATACAAATCAATTTATCTTGATGGGACACCTGTTAAGGATGCGAATGATAGTGATAATTTTGAGGGATATTCAATTGTCACAAGAAATGGGACTCAGGGGCAGTTACATATAGCAGCTTTAGATGGTACGGAGTCAGAACAGGCGGTTGGTTCTCCAGTTACTTATACAACTTCGGTTACTAGACAGATTACTAATGTCAATACAGATCGTGTAAGAGTAACATTGAGACTTCCTTCTTTACGGAAGATAGAAGATGACGGTGATATTATTGGTCACGAAGTAAGAGTTCAAATACAGGTTCAATATAATGGTGGTGGTTATAATATAGTTAAAGATGACACGATAAGAGGAAAATCAAGCAATGTATATATGCGTGATTATGTATTAACTTTGAATGGTGCTTTCCCTGTTGATATCAGGGTAATCAGAGTTAGTGCGGATGATGCCGATTCAAAAACAAGTAGTGAAACTTACTGGGCGAGTTACACTGAAATTATTGACGAGAAGTTCAGTTATCCAAATAGTGCATTAACTTATTTAAGATTTGACTCACGGCAGTTCAGCAATATCCCTACTCGTAAATATTTAATTAGGGGAATAAAAGTAAAATTACCGTCTAATGCAAAAGTTGATATTTCAACAACACAACGTAGAGCTGTATCTAATGGAAGCCTAGAGACAATTACAAACGGAAAGATTGGGAGAGTTACATATAGTGGTGTTTGGAACGGTACATTTGGTGCGGCTGCTTGGTGCAATGATCCTGCCTGGTGCTTATATGATATGTTAATTTCTACTCGTTATGGTCCTTCGATCCCTGAAAGTACACTAGACAAGTGGGATTTCTATGCTATTTCTCAATACTGTAATGAGTTAGTTTCAGATGGAAGGAATGGTCAGGAACCAAGATTTGCATGTAATATATTAATTAATTCTAGAAAAGATGTTTATAGAGTAATCATGGAAATGACCTCTTTATTTAGAGGTATGAGTTATTACGGTGCTGGCAGTTTAGCTGTTATGCAAGACAAGCCTGTTGATTCACAGTATTTAATAGGGCCATCAAATGTTATCAATGGAGACTTTGAATATACAGGCGTATCTCAGAAGGCTAGACACACAACAGTATCAGTCTCATATCAGACGTATGAAGGTTTAGGGGATGTCATGGTTGAACATGTAGAAGATGCCGAAGCTGTAGCAAAGTATGGAATCATTAATAAAGATGTAAAAGCTATTGGTTGTTATTCACAGGGTCAGGCACATCGAATGGGGTTATGGACTCTTAAATCGGAGCAGTTATTAACTCAAACGTGTACTTTTTCTGTTGGCTTAGATAGTGGAATTGTTGTAAGACCAGGAATGGTTGTTGATATTGCTGATCCAGTGAGAGCAGGAACTAGGAGATCAGGGCGTATTGGAGCGAGTTCAACAACGACAGTTATGAATATTGATAGTGGAGAAGATTTTTCTGTAGATATTACAAAGAGTCCTACTTTATCTGTCATCCTTCCGACAGGTGTTTTAGAAACAAAAACGATTAGCGGATTTGCTCCAAATGCAACTCCTCCTACTATTACTGTCTCTTCTGCTTTTAGCGAGGCTCCTAATGCTGATTCTGTCTATTTAATTCAAACGACTGATGTTCAGTCACAACAATATCGAGTAATTAGTGTTGCAGAAGGCGTAGATGGAGTTTCTGCTGTAATAGCTCTTCAATACAACAGTTCTATTTATGCTTCTGTTGATGCAGGAGAAGACATTGTTCTACGAGATATTAGTAATTTAAGTGCTGCTCCTGATCCAGTTACAAACATAGCCGCAGATGAATTTCTTTATTCAGACGGTCAAGGTGTATTCGTTGGTTGTGATTTAAGTTGGCAGCATGATCGTAAAAGAGTTACAGGTTTTAGAATTACTTATCGAGTTGATAATGACAATTGGGCAACGATTACTACGTCTTCTCCTTCAGTTAGTTTGAGACAGGGTGGAAACTTTGGTGCATTAAGAGCTGGAAATTTACAAGTACAAATTCAAGCCGTTAATTATCTAAATAAAGGAAGCACAATTGTAACGTTTAATACGGCCTTAGCGGGTAAGACAGCAGCTCCAGGGGATGTTACTAACTTCACAATGATCCCTACGAACGGATTGGCTCGTTTGCAATGGACTCAATCAGTAGATCTAGATGTTATTGTTGGTGGTCTAGTTAGAATTAGACACTCACCTGCTCTGTCTGGTGTTACATGGGCTAATGCTTCTAGTATTCATAGTGACTTAACAGGTACAGCGAAGGAAGCCTATTGTGATCTTAAGTCTGGTACTTACTTAGCGAAATTTGTTGATTCAGGTGGGCGTACAAGTGTTAATACAGCAGTTGTTGAATTTACAAAGCCTGAACTAGCTAATTTAACGAACATCAATACTCAGACAGAAGATACAAGTTTTGCTGGTACAAAGACAGATTTAGTTGTTGCTAGTGGTGAGTTATTAAATGCTGCTGATGGGTCGAATTGGGAGACAACAGGAACTTATTTATTCACTAATAATCCAATTGATCTAGGTGATATTTTCAATGTTCAACTCGATAGCACGTTGAAGGTCAGAGGTTTCTTTCCTGGTAACCCATTTATAGATACTTTCTCTGATTTCGATAATATTGCTGACTTCGATGGTGCTACTCCTGCTACTTGTAATGCAGAAATTTATATAAGAACAACACAAACTGATCCAAGTAGTTCTCCTACCTGGACAACATGGAGGCCATTTAATAATGCTCAGTTCTCTGCTAGAGGATATGAATTAAAGTTGGAAGTTACTACTGGTGGTGATAACTCTGCTCGTATTGCGATTGAACAATTAAGAGTTGCTTCTAATGCTCCAACACGAACAATTACTGGCACTGGAACGTCTTCTGCTAGTGGTGATTTAACTGTTACTTTCCCGAACAAATTTAATGCTACACCTGCTATTGGAATAACTATGAGTGCAACAGGTAGTGGTGATTATTATACGATTGCCAGTAGTTCTGGTTCCGCTTTTGCCGTTTCCATTTATAGTGGAGGTACTCGTCAGGCACGTTCATTCCATTGGACTGCTACTGGCTACGGAAGAGGTAACTAATGTCTCAGTCAGATCAAGTAATTCAGAATAATACAGGCAGCAACGTCCGTGCCGATATAAATAATAACCTTGCGGCTTTATATAGCCTTAGTAGTGGATCGAGCGCACCAAGTACAACTACAGCCCATCAACTTTGGTTAGATACAAGTACAACACCTGACACCTTAAAGATTAGAAATGCGAGTGATAACGGTTGGATCTCTCTAGGCACTGCTGAGACAAACTTTGGTTTAGCAGATTTAGCTGGGGCTACTTTTACAGGAAATGTTTTAATTCCTGGTGGGACAGTGGGTGCTCCTGGCTTAGGTTTTGCTGGCGATTCAGATACAGGTTTGTATTACCGATCAGGTAATGATTTAGGGATTACAACAGGAGGAACACTACGAGCACACATAAATACTAATGGGTTTACTATTCGAGATGGTTTAGGTCTAAGGCTTAGAGATTCAGGAAACTCGAATTATATTGAGTTAAAAGCACCTGCTTTAACCAGTGATGTTGTTCTAACACTCCCTTCATCCGATGGTGATGCTGGAGATATGCTTCAAACAAATGGTTCTGGAGTTTTAACTTGGGAGCCTGTTCAAGGTGTTCCAACAGGAACCGTTTTCTGTGTTGCCTATGCGACTATACCTTCTGGTTACTTGGAATGTAACGGTGCTGCTGTTAGTAGAACGACTTACTCTACTTTGTTTTCAAAGATAGGAGTCCTCTGGGGGAATGGTGACGGATCAAGTACATTTGAATTGCCAGATTTACGTGGTGAATTTGTAAGAGGTTTAGATCAAAGTCGAGGGGTGGATGTTGGGAGATCACCTTGGAGTAATCAATCTGATTCAAACAAACAACACAATCACTCTTTTAGTGGGACTAGTGCCAGCACTGGAGCGCATACTCACTGGGTTATGTATAACGCAGGGCAGAATCAAGGGGGATTAAGAGATCATGCTGGTGATCCCTATGCAGCAACGGCTCAAAGCTATAACACAGGTAATGACCCAAGACAGGATGCTGAAATCGGTGCCAGGTCAGGTAGCTCTGCAAATGCAGGTCAAAGTAGCAGTACAGGGTCTCATAGTCATACTATCAGTGGTTCTATTGGGAATGAAGGTAGCGAATCTAGACCAAGAAACGTTGCTATGATCTATATCATTAAGACCTAATACTATGGCTATAGCACCAGGCACTTATAACATGACGATCCAACGTGCTTCGGATCATAGTGTTTCTGTCACATTAAAAGATTCCAGCGATGCAGCAGTTAACTTGACAGGTTATTCAATCGCTTCGCAAGTTTGGGATACTGCCCGTACTGCTAAGGCGGCTGATGTTACATGTGCTATTACGACTGCATCTGCTGGTACGTGGACTTGGACTCTAACTGATACACAAACAGCAACATTTACGGCTGATGAATATAAGTATGATGTTCAATTAACTAATCCTTCGGGGCTGAAAGAATACTGGATTGAAGGTACTATTTATATGGATGAAAGTTACACTAGATGACTTCAGTAAACATCACCACCAATAAGAACACAGTCACTATTGATGAAGATAATTCATCAATTATTACTGTTGCAACTGCTGGTGCTCAAGGACCAGCTTGGTCAACAACAGCGACAACTTTGAATGATTCAGGTAAAGTAAACAAAAGTGTCGTTTATTACGACAGTGTTGCTGGCGAATACAAAGCCGATGCACTTCAGACCACCCTAACCCTCGTAGACGGAGGCAACTTCTAAAATGGCTAACACCCTAAGAATTAAGAGATCAACTGGGTCGTCAGCCCCTGGATCTTTAGAAAATGCTGAATTAGCTTTCTCCGAAGGTAATGAGATTCTCTATCTGGGTAAAGGGACTGGGGGTGCGGGAGGTTCCGCAACGTCAATTATTCCTATAGGTGGTAAGGGTAAGTTTTTTGATAAAGAAACAACTCAAACAGCTAATTATATTCTTGCTGGTCCTACTGCTGGAAGTGCTGCTGCTTCTGCATATAGAGCTTTAGTTGCTGCTGATATTCCTTCAATAGCACATACAAAAATATCTGATTTTGATGCTGGCGTTAGGACAAATAGATTAGACCAGATGACAGCTCCAACTGCTGCTGTCTCTGCTAATAGTCAGAAGATTACCAATCTTGCTGATTGTACTGCTGATAATGATGCAGCAAATAAAGGTTATGTAGACGGAGTCGCACAGGGCTTGGACATTAAAGATTCCTGTGTTGTTGTCTCTACTTCAAATATCACACTTGCCAATACTCAAACTATTGATGGTGTTTCACTTTCAGCTAATGATCGTGTTCTTGTTGCAGGCCAAAGTACAGCCAGCGAGAATGGTATTTATAAAGTAGTTAGTGGTGGTAGTTGGACGAGAACAGATGATTTGGATACAGGTGCTGATGCTGCTGGAGCCTTTACATTTATAGAGAAGGGAACAGTTAACGCTGAAAATGGTTTTGCTTGTACTTCTGATAAGGGTTCAGCAGTTGTAGGAACAAACAGCCTTACATTTGCTCAATTCTCAGGTGCAGGTCAGATTACAGCAGGTGATGGTCTTGATAAGTCTGGTAATGAGTTAAGCCTTGATCTTAAAGCTAACGGTGGTCTTGTTATTGAATCAACTGAGCTTGCTGTCAAGCTTGATGCGAGTTCAATCACTGGAACGCTTGCAATAGGAGATGGTGGTACTGGTGCTACTTCAGCTAGTGCAGCCAGGACTGCTCTAGGAGTTGCTATTGGTTCAGATGTGCAAGCTTTTGACGCACAGTTAACAGATGTAGCTGGTTTGACTCCTTCAGATAGTGGATTTATTGTTGGTAATGGATCTAACTTCATTATTGAATCAGGAGCAACAGCAAGAGCATCTTTAGGCGCACAAACATTAGCAACAGACTTAACAAACTTATCTTCCTGTCAGTCAGGTGGATCTTCAGCTTTAGCTGCGCTGACTTCAACAGAGATCGAGATCCTCGATGGCGCAACCGTAACAACTTTAGAGTTGAATACATGTTGCGATGGTGGAACCTCTGCTACATCAACAACACTCGCTACTGCTGATCGCTTAGTGGTAAATGATGGAGGGACAATGGTTCAGGTTGCTTTATCTGATCTTGTTACTTTCTTAGAGAACGGATCAGTTTCAGGTTTCGATATAGACGGAGGAACCTACTAAAATTAATTACTAGGAGGTAGGTTCATGGCTAACGTCGTCAAACTAAAAAGAGGTACAGGAAGCGATCCATCAGCTTCCGATATGGTGGTCGGTGAACCAGTCATTAGAACTGATACAGCCGAACTATTTTTTAAGAAGGATGATGGAACGGTTGCAAAGGTAAGTGGTGGAGGTGGTGGCCCTGACTTTAAATATTTAGCTCTAAGAAATGCAGCTAATAATGGTTCGGCTTCTTATCCTGCTGCTGACTTTACGTTAGTTACTGATGGGACAACAACTGCTGTCACTCCTGCTGCTGCTGCGACTTTACTAGTTAGTTATGCAGGTGTTATTCAACAACCTTCTACTGGAACGTCTACTCCTGCCAATGGGTTTGCTTTATCAGGTTCGACTATAAAGTTCTCTGCAAATATTGCAGCCGCACCTGATTTCATTATTTACCAGGAGAGTGGTGGTATTGGCGAACCTTCAGATAACACCGTCACAAGTGCAAAGATAGTTGATGGAGCGATTGTTAATGCAGATATTAACGCTAGTGCAGCGATAGCTGGTACAAAAATATCTCCTGATTTTGGATCTCAGAATATAGTTACAACTGGTAATCTTGATATTGGTGATCTTCCTAATACGACTAATAATTCGTTGATGAAAATTGCCATCCAAGATACAGATGGTGTTTTAAAATCTGATGATGTTATTAAAATAAATCCTAACCAAGGTGTATTAAAAGTAAATGAATTATACCTATCAAATAATCATGTAAGGGCTGGTAGTAATGGGCCGTTACATCTAACTACAGCAAATGCAAATGGCACTGTTGATTTAAAGATTAACACTACTCACGTTGAAGTTAATGGTAACTTACTCCCAGCAACAGATAGTACTGACAACGTAGGTGCTAGTGGAACTCGTTGGGCAAATGTTTATTCTGATGCAGTTAATGTTGCAGGTGACATTACAGTTACAGGAACTGTAGATGGGGTTGATATTGCAGCAAGAAATACTTTATTCGGTGGACTTACTTCAAGTTCTGGAGTATTAAGTAATGGTGTAACAGCTACGACCCAATCAGCAAGTGATAACAGTACAAAAGTAGCCACGACAGCCTATGCAGACACAGCGATTTCAAACTTAGTTGACTCTAGTCCTGGTGCATTAAATACATTAAATGAACTTGCAGCAGCACTCGGAGATGATGCTAATTTCTCAACGACAGTAACAAATAGTATTGCCACTAAAATGCCCCTTGCAGGTGGCTCTTTTGTTGGGGATGTTCTCTTTGATAACCAAAGCAATGCAGGTAAAGACATCTTTTGGGATGAGTCAGCCGATTACTTGAATTTTAAAGACAATGTTCATGCCACATTTGGCGATGGAAGCGACCTGAGAATTTTCCATGATGGGAGCCACAACATTCTTTTAGGCGTAAACGGTGCAGATTTTAAAATCAAAGATGCTAGTAATAACTCGGCTATATTTGATACTTCAGCAGGGGTTGAGCTTTTTTATGCAAACTCAAAGAAATTTGAGACACTTAGTTCAGGTGTTCGAGTTAATGATTGGGACTTCACGTTAAAAGCTCGTAGTGGTTATGAAGCTAGACTTGCAGTAGTAGGTGATAATGGTACTCAAAATAACGATTGGTCAAGATTAACTGCTTATAACGGAGTTTATAAGTGGCAAAACATGGCTAGTGGTGGTTGGGAAACGATGATAGAAGGTAATGGTGATGGGAATGTTGAACTCTACTACGACAATTCAAAGAAGGCTCAAACTGCTTCTTGGGGATTCCAGGTATATGGAAATTTCCAATTAGATGATTCTAATATCGCTAAGTTTGGTAATTCTGGAGATCTTCAAATATATCACCATAGCAATAACTGGAGTTATATAACCCATTCTGGTTCTGGTAATTTAGGTATTGAATCGGTCAACGATCTAATTTTAAGGAATACTAGTGGTGAAGTATATATTGATTGCAACGAAAACGCAGCCGTTGAATTATATTACGATAATACGAAGGTTTTTAATACTACAGGAAGCGGAATAGTTGTTCAGGCTCCAGAAGGTAATTCAGCTAATTTATATATTTATGCTGATGAAGGAGATGATAACGCAGATAAATGGCGGGTTCAAGCATCTCAAAGTGACGGCAATCTTTATATTGAAAACTTTACCTCTGGTTCGTGGGAAAAAAGTATACGCGCTGAAGGGAATGGAGATGCCGCAATGTATTACGACAATGCAAAGAAATTAGAGACAGAAACAGGTGGCATAAAAGTTAACAACGGAGCAGGTGGAAGTGTTTACTTAAATATGTCTGCAAGTGGTGGAAGTAGTGGTTATTTATATGGTGGTAGTAATCAAATAGGACTACTATCTGAAGATCAAGAATGGCATCTTAATTGTATTAAAAATTCTAGTGCATCTCTCTATTTCGATAGTTCAAAGAAAATCGAGACTACTTCAACGGGAGCAATAGTTTATTGTACGAGTTCTAGTGATAATTCAGGACTTACAATAAGAGGAAGTGAAGGCATACCAGCTCTCCTCAATTTCCAGTCTGATGACGGTGATGATAGTGCGGATAAATGTAGATTTTATAACCACCAGAGTGCTTCTGAGTTGCTACTTCAATCTTTTGAAAGTGGTAGTTGGGCAAATATGGTTAACTTTAAAGGTGGAGGAGCCATTGAAATTTACTATGATGGCTCAAAGAAATTTGAGACATTTAGTGCGGGATTCCGTTTATGTAATGGTTCTGCTTTTACGATGAACTCAGATTCATCCAGCATCTATTTCGGTGCAAGCGATGATATGAGAATAATGTGGGACGGGACAAGAAGTTGGATAAACAATCAGACAACTGGTCATTTCCAAATTAGACATGGTGGTTCAACCTTCGCTGAATTTCAATCAGGCGGTGATTTTTGGAATAAAGGCAGTATTTTCCCTTGGACTAATAACACTTACGATTTAGGAAGTTCAAGTTATAAATGGAGAAACATATATACAAACGACTTACATTTATCTAACGAAGGAGGGGATGGTAATAGCGTTGATGGAACGACTGGTAATTGGACGATCCAAGAGGGTGCGGATGATCTCTTTATCGTTAATAATAAGAACGGTAAGAAGTTTAAGATCGCTCTTCAGGAGGTGTCCTAATGGCTCTTTATTCGGATCAGACAAAGATATTTCATCCAATGGTTTATTATTACCATGCCTCTAATACTGGTGCGGTTGCGGGTTGGAAAAGAATTAATTGGAATAGCTCAGGTCATACACATAGCGGATTAACTCATAGTGGTGGCACTTTTACGTGTGCTAATAGTGATTCTGCGGGTTATTACTTTGTAACTTGTAGCCACGTACACAACAATGGCGCACATGATAATTATTACCTTCGGATAGTTTCTAGTAATCTAGGGAGTCATTGTTATGTACGAAACAGAGATGGTTCTGGATTGACTGTCACTGCTATTCTCTATCTCGCTTCTGGCAATACATTTGGCATCGACACACATCACGGGAACAGTAGCCATTCTTGTAATAATGGAGACAGAAACCTTCATATGACTGCTTTCCGATTTAACAACGTTTAATTATGAATACTCCTACAGCAAGAACAGACATTTTCATCGACATGCAAGATGTCACATGTTCTACCGATATTTGGTGGGATAAGTTAACAGAACTTGCAACAGCAAGCTTAAGATCTGGTAAGGCAATAAATGACGGTATAACTTTTAAATGGTATGAGAAAGATGGTGTAAATACACTAACTGCTGATAATGGCATTATTGATGTTGCAGCTTTTCAGGCAGCAATTAACGCAATTGACACTACAGCCGAATCTAATAAAAATGCTTTTGGCGAATTAAGAAAAGAACGTAATATACGTTTAACGGAAACTGATTGGATGGCTAATTCAGATGTAACGATGCCTGATGCTTGGAAAACGTACAGGCAACAACTAAGGGATTTGCCAAGCAACACATCTGATCCTACTTCCCCTGCCTGGCCTACTAAACCGAGCTGATTATGGCACTCACCAGAATAAAAACGGATGGCATTACTGATGGGAGCATCCTTAATGCAGATATAAATTCAAGTGCAGCAATAGCGTCTTCTAAGATTTCTGGGTTAGCAACTTCGGCAACTACAGACACTACCAACGCCTCGAATATAGGTTCAGGGACTTTAGCTGCTGCAAGAGTCGCAACGCTTAACCAAAACACAACTGGAAACGCGGCAACGGCTACTCGTCTTGCTACCACTAGAACCATAGGTGGAGTTTCATTTAATGGGGAGGGAAATATTGACCTGCCTGGCGTGAATACAGGGGGAACGATGAACACTTCAGGTAATGCTGCTACTGCGACTCGGCTTGCTACCACTAGAACGATTGGAGGAGTCTCGTTTAATGGAGAGGGGAATATTGATTTGCCAGGTGTGAATACAGGAGGAACGATGAACACCTCTGGAACGTCTGGAGGTTTTACGGCTGGAAATGCAAGCAACCTAAACTCTGGAACAGTCGCCACAGCGAGGCTAGGATCTGGAACGGCTTCTAGTTCGACTTACTTAAGGGGAGACAATAGTTGGGCAACAGTTACTTCGGTTGGAGGTGCAACAGGTGTTGATTTTAATGACAACGTAAAAGCTAGATTTGGTACAGGTAATGATTTAGAGATTTATCATAGTGGATCTATAGGAGTTATAAATAATGGTGCAAATGGTACGGCAGGACATTTAGTAATTAGAGGAGATGATATCTATTTACAAGGTTCAAATACTAATGAAGAATTAGCTCATTTTATAGAGAATGGAGCCGTTGAACTGTATTACGACAACTCAAAGAAATTAGAAACAACTTCGACTGGTATCACTGTAACTGGAGATATAAGACCTACTGGTCATATTTATTTGGGAGATGCTGATGTTCTTGCGTTAGGAGCTTCTGAAGATCTTCAAATTTATCATGATGGATCTAACTCATATATAAAAGAATCAAGTGGATCGTCAACAGGTGATCTTCGCATCCAAGCGAATAATCTAAAGCTAGCTAATTGGGATGGAGGAGGAACTTATTTATACGGTGCAAATAGTGGGTCTGTAGATCTTTACTACGACAACTCAAAGAAATTTGAGACGCGAAGTGATGGCACGAAAACGACAGGGGTATCATATTTAACTGAAGGTACTATATATCTTGAAAAAGGTGGAGCGCATCATCATAGAATATTAATTAATGATCAAGGTAATGATTTAGCTTTCCAACAGAGTTCAGATACAGGTGCAAATACAAACTTTACAAGCTATCTAAGAATGAAAGATGGTGGTGACATATGGTTACCAGTTGATAATAAAAAGTTAATATTTGGCGCTGGAAGTGATCTTGAAATCTATTCAGGTGGAACAATACCTATTATTAAATCTAATAATGATGATTTAAGAATCCAAGCCCCACGTTTTAATGTTCTAAATGTAGCTGGAACTGAACATATAATTGATGCAAGTCAGAATAGTTCAGTAGCTCTTTACTACGACAATTCAAAGAAATTTGAGACAACGAGTGCTGGTGCAACAGTAACAGGAAGTCTTAACGTAACAGATGATTTTACCTTATCTGGAGCAAACGCAAACCTTACTTGGGATAAAAGTGCTGACACACTGGAGTTCATGGATAATGGTAAAGCTGCGTTCGGAAATAGTGATGATCTACAAATCTATCATTCGGGATCTCATTCTTATATAGACGATTCGGGTACTGGAGATTTATATATTAGGGGTTCTTCTAATGTAAGAATAACTGATCTATCTGATAATAAAATGATTCTCTGTCAAGATGGCGGGGAAACTCAACTTTATTATGATGGAATACAGAAATTTGCGACAAAGAGTTTCGGGTTTGAGGTTAGTTCAAATTCTGACAGAACAGCAAATTTTGATACTAGCGCAAGTAATGGGGCATATATAGGGTTCAAGCAAGGAGGTTCTAGTCATAATTATGTCGGATGTGCTGGCGGCCTTGGCGCTGGAGATAAAGATGATTTAGGGCTACGAGGAGGAGATAGGATTATCTTCCTTCAAGACTCAACTGCTAGAGCTTATTTTGATAGCAATGGTCATTTTAAGCCTTGGGGAAATAACACTTATGACTTAGGCGATAGTAGCGATAGATGGAGAAACCTATATACAAACGACCTTAATTTATCAAACGAAGGTTCTGCAAATGAGGTCGATGGAACGTGGGGCGATTACACTATCCAAGAGGGGGAATCTGATCTCTTTCTGCTTAACCGTCGCAACGGTAAAAAGTACAAATTCAATGTTACGGAGGTGAACTAATGGCTATTAATTTCCCAGAAGGTTCGCAATATGTTCCTACAAATATAGTTCAAACTGTTTGGAATCTCAAAAACAATCGGTACACAGTCAATAGTGGAAGTTACAATGATATTACGGGATTTAGTTGCAGTATTACCCCGAAGTTTGCTTCTAGTAGAATCCTTGTTCAGATTTCGATGGGTGCATGTGGAACGGATCAGAATAATTTTGACCACGGGCAAGCAATGCGGATTCTACGGAATGGATCTGACTGCGACATAAGAGGAGAAAGCGCAAGTAATCGACAGAGAGTTGCTATGCAGGGATCTGGTTGGTGCTATAACGGAGATCATAATGCTGGTGGTGTTGGCATAATTGGAGTTGATTATCCAGGCTCAACTAGTCAGCAAACTTATAAACTTCAAGTAAGATGTCAGAGTCGTCAATTTGTTATGAACGGTTGCCCCAACAACAGTAATACCAGCAACGTGTACCACGTTCGGTCTTGTTCTTCTATTGTATTAACCGAGTTCCAAATGACCTAAAATGGCAGCAACACAACAACCGATAAATGAAGGATGGCAGACCAGCATGGGGTATGCTCTTATGTCGAAATGGCCTAAAATTGAGTGGTCTATTGATGGTGAAGAAACTTACGAGAATATTACTTGGATAAATTTGAATGGTGAAACGAAACCAACAGAAGCCGAGATAAAAACAGAGTGGGATCGTCTACAGGCTGCTTATGATGCCAATGCTTACGGAAGAGACCGTCAACCAGAATATCCAGATATAGGAGAACAATTAGATAACTTGTATCATGCAATAGACGCAGACGCAGACTTGAAAACTAAGTTTGCTGATTTCCATACTGCTATTAAGGCAGTTAAGGACAAGTATCCTAAGTCGTCTTAAAACGCTAAACTTCAACTAAAACATTCCTCCAATGGCAATTACTAAAGTCTGGGAAGTCAACAAATGTGAGCGTGAGCTTGCTGATGGTTATGTCTTCAAGGTTATCTATCGTTGCAAGGGACTTGACGACGGTACAGAAAAAACAAGAGCTACAGGTGAAGTAAGTCTTCCTAAGCCTTCTAGCTTAAAAGCTTTTGGTGACTTAACAGAAACTGAAGTCATAGGTTGGGTTAAGGCAAAACTTGACGCTGACACTGCTGGAACGGTTGCATCTATCGAAGCAAACCTTGAATCAGAGATCAACGCAATTAATACACCAGCAACCGCTACTGGTAATCCTTGGTAGTTTGTATCTATAATCGGGATGTTTAAAATTCTTTAAATGTCCCAAGTTATTGACACTAAAATCGCTGGTTACAAAGAGGAACTTGCTAAAGCTCAAGAGAGATTAGCTAATGCTCAAAATGCAACCACTCAATCCACGCAGCAGATTATCGCCTTAAAAGGTGCTATTCAAAGCTTGGAAGAAGTTAATGCAGAGATGTTATCTACTGCTGGTCAAGAAGCTGAAACTGCTGAGTGTAACTTACCCCAATAAGATACAAAGGGGCGAGACTGGCAGTCAGTGCCATGACCATGATTATAATTGGACTAAGTGCTTTAATAAAAGCATCTCTCCAGATATGATCCATGTTTCAAAAAATCGTTAATGCTGTTGCTATCTTAAGCCTTCTACTTAGTGGTGGGCTAGCTGGTGGGGCGTATTTTGGTTACAAATATGTAACATCTGAGCAATTCAAAAACAAAATCAAAAACTCCTTAATGGGTGGAGTCACGAAGGCATTACCTTCTGTCGTGGGAGGACAGATGCCTAAATCAACTGGCCTTGGAATACCTATGAAATGAACCCACTCAATTGGATTGGTTCGTTATTCGTTTATACATCACCCGATCCAACAGACGGATACCGTACATTCTTACGCTTTAAGACCAGTAAGGAACTCCAGAATATTGCTGGTACGACTGGACATTACAGCAAGACCATCTTAATCAATATGATTATTGATGGGCATAGATAACATTGGGATAGCCCCTATTAATACACCTAAGATTGATGTTCAGGTTATTAATGCTCCAACCATACGACATCCTGTTGTTCCTGTTTCTGTACCAATTGGCTTTCCGATAATACAAATGCCTTGTGTGGAGGCAAGGCGA